TCAAAGACTCTTTTTACAAATTTCAGCATGATTATTACTTTCATATATTTTATGCAGTTGTGTTTACTCTTTTCTGTATAAATTATAAATGGATGTTGGTATACTTATCAGCAGCAGGTATATCAAAACTGATGATGTCTATGATAGCTTCTTTCTCACACAGAGGAGGTTATCCTCACGAGGATAATTGGTTGGGTGTTATATCATTTGGTGAGGGTTGGCATACTAGACATCATATACGTCCAAAAGATGTAGTGTGGGGGAAATATGATTTTGGTGGTTGGGTTATAGGTGCAATAAGAAATGATAATGGTGATAAACAGTAGCTACCCTTTATGGCAGTTACTAGATTTTTGTGAAAGTTCTATTGGTGATAAACGTCCTAATGCAGTTAATATGGACCCAATGGATTGGGAAAATAAACCACATACCTTTTTGTATTGTATGTACAAAGAAAAAAGGTTTGATGGCCCCAAAGCAGGATATTTAATAAAAATTCATAACAACCAAATTGTAGCTGGTATGGGTTGGTATCCTAGTGATTTAGATCCTAATATATATGCACTGTGCCGAGCATACACTAAACCTGGTTACTTACAGGGGTTGAGTGTAAAAAACGCTGTTATGACAAATGAAATGCAATTTGCGATAGAAGACACTGCTATGGGTCAAGGATATAAAGGTGGGTGTATATCAGTTGAGAGTTACAATAAGAAAAGACTTGATAACATGATAGCAGTAAACAACCCAGAAAGATATCCGGAATATCGAAAAGTAGAAAGCAACGGCATAGTTTTAAAAGAGTACAGAGAGACAGGCATAAGAATGAGACAAATGTTTTATGCTGGACAATATCATATAAGAGGTGCAGAACAACATCTTTGTTATCACTTATTCGACACAAAATATAAAAAAGAATTTACGGAGAAGATTAAATGTCACCTAGTAAAAGACTAACAGAAGAACGCTCATATTTTAAGCCTTTTAATTATGCCTGGGCATATGATGCCTGGTTGAAACATGAGCAGTCTCATTGGTTACACACAGAAGTACCGATGGCTGAAGATGTAAAAGACTGGAAAAACAAATTATCAAATGAGGAAAAGGCCTTTCTTACAAACATCTTTCGTTTCTTTACACAGGGTGACATTGACGTAGCAGGTGGCTATGTTAATAACTATCTCCCATACTTCAAGCAACCTGAAGTACGTATGATGCTTGCAGGATTCGCAGCACGAGAGGCATTGCACGTAGCAGCATACAGTCACCTCATTGAAACACTAGGTATGCCTGAGTCTACGTACAACGAATTCCTTGAGTACGATGCTATGAAAGATAAGCACGAATACTTTATGGACTTATCAACAGCAGGAAAGGATACTTCTACTATCGCTACTAACATTGCAGCCTTCTCTGCGTTTACTGAAGGTATGCAGTTGTTCTCGTCTTTCATTATGTTGTTGAACTTCCCACGCCATGGTAAGATGAAAGGCATGGGACAGATTGTTACTTGGTCAATCGTAGACGAAACATTGCACGCTGAGAATATGATTAAATTGTTCCGTGAGTATGTTAATGAGAACATTGACATTTGGAATGACGACCTCAAAGGAAAGATATATACTATTGCTGAAAAGATGGTAGAACTTGAAGACAAGTTTATTGACTTAGCATTTGCTATAGGTCCAATGGAAGGATTGACTAATGAAGATGTTAAAAAATACATTCGATATATTTGTGACAGACGACTGATTACTTTAGGACTCAAAGGTATTTTCAAAGTGAAAAAGAATCCTTTGCTGTGGGTTGAGGAAATGATTAACGCACCGACACATACAAACTTTTTTGAGAATAGAGCAACAGACTATGCACGTGGCGCTACAACAGGATCATGGGAAGAGGTATGGGCATGACAGAATGGCAAATATTAAAGGATAGATGGGTACAGTATTATGCTAAGATAGCAAAAGAAACAGCACTACTATCATCAGCAAAGAAACTACAGGTTGGTTGTGTTATTGTAAGAGACAACAGGATACTTTCTATTGGTTACAATGGTATGCCCTCTGGTTGGAGCAACGAGTGCGAAACATCAACAGAGGATTTAGACTATACACACACGTTTAATCAAAAGTATTTGACCACTAAACCAGAAGTATTGCACGCTGAAGCAAATGCTTTAATGAAATTGTGTCAGTCAACGGAATCTAGTAGGAGTGCTACATTATTTGTAACACATTTTCCTTGTATAGAATGTGCTAAATTGATATACCAGGCAGGTATATCTCAGGTGTACTATATAAATGAATACGATGCTTCAAAGGGAAGCGGATATAATTTTTTACGAGAGGCAGGAATAGAAGTATGTCAAATAAAATAAGTGTAGAACATTATTGTGAGCGTTGTGGTGGTGAGTTTATGGTTACTTACGATCAGGACAATAATATTGACGAACCAATCTTTTGTGTTTTTTGTGCAGAAAGACTTTCTGAAGATGAGCTGGATTTCGAGGATGACTAATTATGTCACAATGGCACGGGGGAAAGGGTAGCAAATACAGAAAAGTAAATGCTCAAAAATTTGCTGATAATTGGGACCGGTTATTCGCTCCTGTTGTCATAGAGTGGCAAGGTAAAATGGGTTATGGTGACATATGCTCACCTTGCGCTTGGGTTAATAATCTAGCAGAAAAGACAGGCAAAAAGGTCATACTTGAATGGGTTGTCCCGACTCCTGAGGGTGAGCGTGTTTGCCCTGAATACGAACATCCGGATAGTGAAGATTCTATTCTCAGGCTTCAAAAGATATTTGATATGATGAAAACTGAAAGAGTAGAACTAAAAATAAGATACAATGAAGTCCTGCCGTACAAACACACAGACCTTCCGAAACCCCCTTATCAATATATCTACTTGTACAGATATTTTAAACCCGAATACAAATGGGTAGGTGGCGGTGGCTACGTAGTTTTCAATACCACAGAAAACAATTTTAAACAATGGGAGGAGTATGGTAATCCGAAGGCAAAAACGTGGAAGTCTCCTGATTCTTGGAAGGATACCTATTCACAATTCGATAATGTAAAATTCGTAGACTACACTACGCCTATTGATGAATTGGTTGAGATAATTAAGTATGCTGATTTATACATAGGGTACTCGGGAGGCACGGTGTCAATGGCATTAGCAATGGGGGCTCCTTCCTACGTCATTGCTAATGAATTTAGGCGATCTAGAATGTGTTGTCCCCATGCTGTGATAAGTGACAAGTTAGACTTTGACCCTAAAGACATAATGACAATACAAAAGAAATCGCTCGACAGAATGCCTGTTCTTGAGGCTGAGGCCAGAGAGTATATAAATAGTACATCTGATAATGAAGGTGTACTTGATGGCGACAAAGAAGAAACGAAAACCGAAAGAGAAACAGGTACATAGAGTTTATTGTACTTATTTTCCAGACGGCACATACTACATAGGTTACTCAGGCAAAACACAACGCCTGTATGAAAAATATTATGGCAGTTCTAAGTATGTTACAGAATATGAAGGTGAGCTTACAAAAGAAACTATTGCTGAATACGAAAAGAAGTCATGGGCTAAGATGCAAGAGTTTCTCCTACAGTGGCAGCAGCGTCACGATCCTAAATGTTTAAACTCAATGCTAAATATAAGATTGAATAAAGAACCTCTTGCTGAATTTGTTCCTATTGAGTGGAAGCCAAAATGAATGTAAACACTATGAAAAAACCGAGTCTGTTCTTAGTAAAAACTGACAGATTCATGTTGGTATTTCCTCATCGAGTAGGTAGTAGGACATTGACTGGATATTTTTATGGGAATACTAGAGTCCATAGTATGACTGCGAACACTTGGATTTCAGTTGACAATTTATATCCAATGTTAGAGGAAGAAAAAGATCTAATAAAAATACTTGTACTTAGAGAACCTAGAGACAGGTTAATGGCTGGACGACAAGTAGCAAAATATACAAAAAAACCTAAGGTGATGGAGGAAAGTGGAGAGGATTTAATGTTTGATCTACATTGCTCTCCTTGGTTAGTGCATTTGCCTATACATCTTGGTTACAAATATATACCTTTTGAGAAATTGTCTGAATATATACCAGAGATGCCAGAGGAAAGGGGCAAAATTTATTATGGTAGAGATGACAGGAAAAAATGGCCTAAAAGAAGATGGTATAAGGCTTGGGATAATTTATATCCGGATTGGGACGAAGAATTGAAAAGATATGATGAACTCACAAAAAACAAAGGGAACATTTTGACCCCAGAAGAATTTAAAAGATTGGTAGGTACTTCTAGTCATATAAACATTGCAAACCATCCAACATTACGTCACAAGCGTTTGAAATTGCCAGCCGGGCATAACACCACACCTTACATAGACATTGAAAAAATATGAAGTTGACTTGTACAGTATTTGTAAGAGATAGCATAGTACACATTATACCTCCTAGGTGTGGGACTAAAAGTTTTATTGCACACTTTTGTGGTTCTCCTTTTGTTAAAGACAGGATTGCTCCTGAATGGGAAAACACAGGAAACCCTTTCTCAATTGATCCTAGTACGCTTGAAGGATTCTTACAAGAAGCCACTGACAAAGACATTCCTATTGTTTTGAATCTTAGAGAACCCATGTCTAGGGCATACTCAGGACTAACAATGTATATGCTGTGGGGGGAAGACAATATTGACCATGTGGCACCTTTTTTGACAGAGTTGCCTTATAAGTATATAACGCATATCATTCCTTTCGATTCCTTATGTACTTATTTGGAAAATTATCCTACACGATTGGAACCTAGCATAAAAGATTTGCCGAGAGAGGTTGAAGTGTTGGATAGATGGGATTACAATAAAGAAATAGAAATTTACCAAGAACTCTCAAAGTTGCCTGTTATGTCACCTAAAGAGTATTTTGAACTAATGGCGCTTGACAAATAGATAAAATGTGTTATAATAAGTTATACAATTGAAAAAGGAAAGATGATGATTAAAAAAAATGATGTAGTATCGGTAGTTACTAATGTAGGTGAGTTTGTTGGTAAGTTTGTAGCAGACACACCTGAGGGAGTAACACTAGGAGACCCTAGAATGATTGTCCACAACCAACAGGGTATGGGCTTTGCAAAGGGTGTTAGCATGGCAGGATTAGAAGAGCCTGATGAGGCTACTTTCTATAATAGCAATGTAGTAGTTGTAATGGCGGTGAATCCAGCAGTTGAAAAAGCGTGGCGTGAATTCACTTCAGGTATAGTTATATAATGGAGAATGAAATGAGTAGAGAAGATTATGTAAGCGCACTACAGACAGGCGTGCGTACAATTACGTTTACAAAGAAAGACGGCACAGAACGTGTGATGAAGGCCACACTGCAGGAAAGCGTAGTACCTGCAACATCAGGGGCTAGAACAGCTCCTGCCAACAATCTTGTAGTGTTTGACACCGAGAAACAAGGCTGGCGTTCTGTTATCATTGAGAATATTAAGTCCTTTCAGTGAAAATAACGGTAATCGGCAACGGGGTCTCAAGGGCCCCGATTCCTTTAGATAAAATAACTGGTATCACTATAGGGTGCAATGCTATCTATAGAGATTATTCTCCTACATATCTAACTGTGATAGATTATGATATGATGAAGGAAATATATGACTCTGGTTATGAGGGTACAGTATACTACCGATACCGAACTTTAAAAAGGCTAGAATTGTCCGAAAAAGACAATTGGTTCACCGCACATTTTGTAAATGGCGAGAACGCCGGCAACGCTGGAATCTTAATGGCCAAAGACTTAGAGGCCACTTCAATAGATCTTATAGGGTTTGACGGCATCAGCCAAAAACTTTATAGCGACACCTCTCAAGCAAATGATAAATTTGATTTTTGGAATGAGAGAATGAAGTATCTGTGTTCAGACATCCCCACCAGAAGAATCATTGACGATACCTGTCCAATAATAGACGGGTTTAACCACATTTCCGTAGAAGATTACATAAAAGAGCTTGACAAATAAGGTTTCTTTCTGTTATAATTAGTATTGTAATTATAGAAGGAGTCCTTAAATGGCAAAGACTAAACGAACCCGCAGCACCTATGTGTTGCCAGAACCTAAATGGGCAGAATTTAAACTGCTCACCGATAATGAAGAACGAGAGGTAGCATTACGCCACTGCTTGTATTTCGTACACTATGAGATACAAGACAAAGCAGGCATTCCTCCATTCAAAAAGTGGATGAAAGAGAACTGGGATAAGGACACTGTGTCTACTATCTTAAAGTTACCTGATTCTACTTTTCATTCAGTTGCTAAATATTTCTATTGCTGGAACAAGTTGGGTTGGTTGACAGAATCAACAACCGAATGGATGGAAAGGCAAAAGAATATATGGTTAGCAGCTGCAGGCTCTTTCATAGAAGTTAAGGAAGAGAAACCCAAAGTTGTAACTATACGAGATAATCTTAATCAGTTTGCTATAGGTGTAGATGATACCATTGATAGAATCATACATGGTGCTCAGGTAACTAACTACAAGGAGTTTGTAGAGTCTTACAAGCTAAACAAAGCAGAGACTAATGAAGCAGTCAGTATTGTAGATGACCTCGCTATGGAGTTTAGACAGTTAGCACAGGGTGATGATGAGCAGTTAGCAGAAGCATACTCACACGTTAAAAAGTCTACACTCAAACACTTGTTAGCTTTCTTTGATGGTGTTGTAACAGGCATCATGGAAACTCAGCAAGCTAAAAAGATTACACGTATCAGACGTAAGCGTCCTATTGACAAGAACAAACTTGTACGTAGGTTAAAGTACACCAAGCAGCACGAGCAATATAAGTCTATTGATCCTGTTGAGATCATAGGTGCTAGTGAGGTGTGGGTATATGACATTAAGCGTAAGCGTATTGGCGTGTATGCGTCAGAGTATGCCAACACTTTGGGAGTCAAAGGTACAGTCATTGATAATTACTCTCTTGCAAAATCATACGAAAAAACAGTCCGTAAGGAAGAGTTAGTTAAATCCTTTATGGAATGTCGTAAGAATGGCTTACACGGATTCATGGATAAGATACGAGGCAAGAAGTTCCCAGCCAAATCTCGTGTACAGGCAACAATGGTTTTGCTGAGGGTAATTAAATGATTGTAATAGACTATAACCAGGTAGCAATTGCTACATTCATGTCCGAGATTGGACACAGGCCTGGTAGTGATATTGAAGTCAATCTTCCACTACTCAGGCATATGATTATCAATACCATTCGTTCTTATCGTACTCGTTTTGGCAATGAGTTTGGTGAAATTGTTATTGCTTGTGACAACAGGCACTACTGGAGACGAGAAGTATTTCCACAGTACAAGGCACATCGTAAGAAAGATAGAGCAAAGTCAGACTTTGATTGGGGTGCTATATTTGATGCGCTGTCTATTGTACGAGATGAGTTAGCAGAACACTTCCCGTATCCTGTCATAGATGTAGAGGGTGCAGAGGCTGATGATGTTATCGGTACACTCGCTGAGTACAGTCAGACAGCAGGAGAACGTGACCAGTTGTTTGGTGATCCTACTTCTGTACCTTATCTTATTATCAGCGGTGACCATGACTTCAATCAGCTACAGAAATGGGACAACGTGAAACAGTATGCCCCAGCATTTAAGAAGTGGATCAAACTAAAAGAACCTGTTGAAAAGGTACTGATGGAACATATTATTACAGGCGATAAGGGTGACGGCATTCCTAATATGTTATCACCTGATAATAGTTTTGTAGAAGGCATTAGGCAGAAACCTATACGTAAGAACTTACTAGCAGAGTGGAAGTCTAAGCCGCCTGAGGAATGGGTTACGGCTGATATGTCACACGGATACAATCGTAATCGTATGCTTGTTGACCTCACACAAACTCCTCAGGAGATTAAAGATAACATTATAAATAGTTACGAATTACAGCAGGGTGGCGATAGAAGTCAGTTGCTAAACTATTTTATAAAAAACAAAATGAAAAACATGATGGATGTGTTGGGAGATTTTTAATGAGACATAGACAAGTAGATGAAGGGTTTGCCTGGGTATTCAAAGCAGAAGGAGTAGACGCTCAGGTAGCCAGGCTAAAAGAATGGGCTAAAATGAGTCAATCAGTTGTTCCGATTGTACGTATAGGTGTAGGAGCTGAGAAACCTGAATGGAATCTACCTGAGGGTATGCCTGAAACAGGTATTAAAATACAAGATGACATTCCTGAAGGCATGGGTGAAACTACCCTACAGCTCGAATGGCGCAGGATAAAGGCTTTTATCACTCCTGGTAGTAACATGAATAACCTGAATCAAGTTAGACGTGAACAGGTGTGGTGTAATATACTTGAGGGTATACATCACACAGAAGCAAAACTACTGACAGCAATTAAAGATGGTAAGTTGTTGGAAGTGTATCCTCAATTAGAACCATTATTAGAGCCTATTGGTATTACTGAATATAACAAACCAACTAAGGCAAAACCTAAGAGAAAGGCGAGGGCAAAGAAAGGTGTTAAGAAAACTAGTTGACTGGTGGAACGGCCTCTGGAGAGAGGAGTACCAGATAACAATATAC